TACTAAGAACCTTCTCTGCTTTTCTGTTGGACCAACTACAGGGGGCAGCTGAGCTACATGTCTCTTCTGTACACTAAAACCTACACCGCTACCCCCTAGTAAGTTAAACATAGTCTCACTAAATACAGCAGGGTGGTCTACAGCAGAGAATGCACAATTAAACATACGGTTATTAGACAGCTCAATTGGTGCTCCTCCAAACTGAAGACTACGCATGCTAGGTAGTACCTTCTTCTTATAGACATACTGATATGCTTTCTCAATCTCCTCTAATAACTTAGGGTACTTCCGAACATGCATATCTTTGTTGCGTGTTACAATCTCATCCCAAGTCTCTCTTCGTTCCTGGGTAGGAAGGTATCGAGCATACTTGTTAAAGACTGTTATATCTGATAATACTTTCTGACTCTTATCCATACAGTTCCTTATAATTCTAATTGTTCTATGATAGTCTCGGCCTTTTCTTCTACTTTCCATAGAAAGGCTTGGACTATCTCTTGTGTGGTTAAGCCTAACAGATCAATGAGATCTACTTCATCAACCTGCTCGGCTATCTTATCTGCTAATTCCGAAGTTGTTAGGGTCACCTGCTACTCCTTACTCTGCTCTAGGGTTTCTAGTAAAAGTTGGAGTTTAGCTAGGGCATTCCAAGCCTCATGAGCTGCATGAAGGAGGCCTGTCTCATTATCATACAGCCCCTCCGACTCTGCTAGTAACATGTGCCGTACCTTAGCATCATTATATCTATCAAGCCCATTAGGTACTGACTTCCACCCATTAGGGCTGTACTTCTGTGCTCCAACTGTCCCTACTTTAGATACCTCTAACAGGGCAGGGGCAAAGCCCCCTACTACTAACCCTGCTTTGACCTTACCATCATCCAGTTTAACACCACCAGCATGGGGATCCTCCATAATATAAATGGTTTCCCCTGGATTGTATTTCTTATGCATATCTACTCCTTTCGGGGTTGCTAGATGGGGTTCTTTAGGGAAGATCTTTTCTACCCATTGGTTAGGTTTTGCCATTAAATCCCCACAGTCTTATGTTGTTTACGATTAAGTATCTTACTATCCCTGAACCACTTACCACACTTCTCATCCATACATCTGTATCTCTGGTAGGTAGAGGTTTGTGCTCTATAGGTACCACGTTTTTGTATGTGAGTACCACCACAGTTAGGGCATACCATTCCTGTATTGTTTCCATAGATAGAATGATTAGCATGATGGGGTACCCAACCTCTAAGCTTATAGTACAGCTCTTCTGTTAAGGCAACGTCTTGGATGTTGTAATGAATCATCTTATCCCAAGCTTCCTTATCATTCTTAATACATCCTAACCAAGTAGCGAAACCACCTGTCTCAGCTTTACCTTTTAACCCTAGCGTTTGTGCTACATAGTCTAGCTTGTTAGAAGGAAACTTAAACATACGTCGTACAGTATCTAGTAAGTCTATCTGTTTGTAAGGACTAGGTGGAGACCACCCTTCTTCTAGAAACTCTCTGTTGATATGAGGGATGTCAAACTTCTTACCATTATAATGAATGACTGCGTCAGCATCATCAAGTAATTTCCAAAGTTTCTTAAGCCCTTTCTTTTTAATACCTACATGTACCTTAGTATCATCAAGGAACTTAGCTGTCCAGCACAGCATATAAGTTGAGGAAACAATCTTATCTATACTGATGTTCTGGTCCCATAACCCCCACACATAGGCAAGGTTAGGAGCAGTCTCAATATCTAAGACTAGGATCTTCATGAGGCAGTACCTCCACCTTCATACTTAAATAGAGCAAACTCCTGCTCTGCTTTTTGAACCTCTACTTCTAGAGTACCCTTGGTAATTAAGTTTTGGACAGCATGGTTCATAAGGAACGCTGCTTCTTCTTCATCAACATGGAACTCAAAGTCTAAGCTACCATCTTCATTTCTATTACAATTGTCTATAATCATTTAACCAATCTCTCCTAAAATCTAACCATAAAAAATCATTCTTATCTGCCCAGTCTCCATAGGTAGTCTTACTATTCTTACGTATCCTATTGCTAGGATTCTGGAATAGAAAGATAACTAGAATATCTGGGTTATCTTCTCGAAACCATATCATCTTCTGTCTAGTTGCTAGATCCAACTTGCCCTTTGCTTCGATGTAAACGTCCCCAATCTTAAAGTCAGGTATATAGTTTCTATTCTTAGCTGGCTGTACGAACGGTATCTTATCTGGCTCGTACTCAACACTCGGATAATACTTTGTAAGCTTTGCCCATACTTGCTCTTCTAACTTACTCTTGAATTTCGGGGCGGTCATCAGTATCTAACTCCTTGAATCTATTAAGGAAACTATCATCAATACTTTGGAGAATCCATAAGCACTGGGCATTCTTTTTAAACTCTTCGTCATCACTATACTGTTGTCTTACAATATCAAACATCTCTTTCTCATTAACACAATACTCAAGTGCCCTAGCTGCCTTTACTTTACCTATACCAGGGATACCCATTATGTTATCTACCTTGTCCCCTTTCAGACACTGTTCATAGAATAATCTTAGGCCTCCTAAGGGAGTCTGTTCAATATACTTCTCGTCCTTCTTCCACTTAGATGTACCAAAGGCCCATTGATAATGCTTACCTGGAATCATTAAGAGATCCTTATCTAATGTAACGATAGTAGTCTCTAGTCCTTCCTTGTCCTGGTAAATACCCATAGCATCATCTGCTTCTAATCCATCAGGAGCAACCTCAGAGAACAGCTCAGTCAAGGCGTACTCGGTAAGGGCTTTTAGATGGTGAGGCTTTGGTGCTGTCCTATTTGCTTTATACATTGGATCAATTACCTTACGGTAGTTGGTCTTACTAGAGATGAATGCCCTATACGAATCCGCTTGGGTCTTCTCTAGCAATGTATCCAATAAATCAGTAACTCTATAGATAGCTATACCCACAGGAGCATCTTCTGCTGAGGCAGCGCACCTATACAATACCAAATCCATATCAATTAATGCTTTCATAAATCATTAAGGAGAGGTTACCCCCTCCCTCCTATTATAGTGGGATGTCATCTTCCATATTATCAAAGCCACCTGGCATTTCTACTTTCTTTTGGTATACCCAATCAGCTAACTCTACTGCTAGATCTATGACATAAGCTGGGTCTAAGGACTTAGCACCTACTGATAGAATGTTTATAGCACTAGATAGAGAGGACTGCCGAACAATTAATACTTGTCGAGCTGCTCGTTCCTCTGTTGTCTCATAGTTACTACCTGTTACCCGAGCCCCAGTGGTGGCTGGTTTGCCTGCTGTGGCTACTGGTGCTGCTTGCCCAGGCTCACCTACACTGAGCCATTGCCAGTAACCTGCTCCATCCTTCTCAGAGACAATGTTAATCTCGTCTCCTTTATTCCATGAACTAGACAGTTTAAATACCTCAGGGTTAGCGAAGGACATCAGCTTTTTATTAGCTACTCGACCGTCTGCTCCCTTGTATGTTACCTCAATGGACTGGTAATTACTACCGTTCTTAGCTGCGTGTGTGTTAGGTGTTCCTACATCAATGATTGTTATTTGCATACATATGTCTCCAAGTTGCCCCAGTCAGGTCCGAGTTGACACTCGACCCTCATAGGTAAGTTAAATTCTTTTCCGAATATCTTTTTAAAGTTAGCTGGTACATCGTTGAAACACTTATCAACTAAGCTAACTATAGTATTATTATCCCACACCTTGCTATCAAAGTCAAGGATTATTGAATCGTGTACTGTGTTTACAAGTAGAACTCCTTTCTTATCTAGTAATCTATTTCTTAATGAGACCCTGGCTATTGCCATTAGGTCAGCACCTAGCCCTTGAACTGGATAGTTTAGGATCTTTGTTCTAGGCCAGCTCTCTTTCCCATACTTTATTTCTGGTTCAAAGTGGTACTCTCTTCCTGTGGGCATGGTAAGCATTCTATTTCTTTTAGCTTCGTCAACGATTCTTGTATGCCAGTCTTTGAGTCCCACATATTTTCCATAGAACTGATCGATAACGTCTTGCCAGAAATCTTCTCGACCAAGGCTTTTAAAGTCTGGGTCGTTTGCATAGCTATAGGCCGATCCTCCGTATATGAGTCGGAAGACGAATGTCTTAGCGATAAGCCTACTTGGTAACCCGAATCGTTGTTGGTTATCTTCATGTTGATCAATCTCATTTAATATCTCCTCTATGGCTACAGCATCTTGACTAAGATATGTAGCTCCAATCCATTCTAATTGTTTAGCATCTGCGTGTAATAACATTACTCACCTCCTTGAAACCTTGAAGGAAAGAGTACCTTAATAACTCCATCAAAGTTTTGTAGGTTTGGCTTGCTGCTAGA